AGATGCGCAATGCGTGGCCGTCGGTTCTAGTTCTAGATCTTACTACAATGGGTATGAACCATCAGTAGCCGTGGGTTACAATTCATATGCTACAGGCGAAGCTTCAATCGCCATCGGCGGTTCTTCCACTGCTAACAGAAATTCAACTGTTATTGGTAAAGCAGCCAGTGATGCCGGGCAGGGTATTGCGATTGGAAGAGACGCGGTTAATTCGGCGCAAGGCGCAATTGCAATCGGCAGAAGCTCAACTTCTGCGTCTACAGCGGCTATTGCAATTGGTTATCAAGCAAATTCTGGAACTTCCGCTGCTACAAACGGAGTTATAATTGGATATAATTCTGGATCTTCCAATAATAGCGGCGTTAATAATACAGTAGTAGGAAGCGCATCTTTTAATAACGCTTCTTTAACTACCGCTTACGATTGCACAATTGTCGGAAAGGGTGCCGGCACCACATTGACCACTGGATTTTCATGCGTTTTGGTGGGGTCGGGGGCAACTTGTGGCGCAACAAACGAAGATGCAATTGCAATCGGTAACAATGCTACGGGGGCAAATTTTGGTATAGCAATTGGAAAAGGAAACACAACTTCTTCGGAAGGCGTAACGATTGGAAGTGCTGGTCGAGCAGGTTCTGAATCGGTTAGCGTTGGGAGATATGCTGGCTATTACAACAACGGAAGTCAAAGCGTTGCAATTGGTGTTAGATCAAATGCCGGAAATACTTTAGGAACCACAGTAGGTTATAGAGCCGGTGGTGTAAGTTTTAGTGGAACTCATACCAACGGGACTCACATCGGAGCTTACTCGGGAAATGCGCTGACTACGGGATCGTCAAACGTATTTTTGGGGTATTATTCTGGGGGCAGATCCACCACCCAAAACAATGAACTTTTTATAGACAATCAGGATAGAACTACATACGCCGCACAACAAACTGGATCTATTTTGTACGGGGTTATGAGCGCAACAGCATCGTCTCAAACGCTTACAACCAATTCTGCCTTTACTGCCACTTACGGATTAAATGTTTCTACTGCTGGTTTCGGCTTAACAGTTAAGTCGGGTAGTAATGCAAAAATAGGAATTGCAACATTTTCGAGCGTATCGTCGGTAACTGTAAGCACAACGGCAGTTACAGCTAATTCAATTATTTTAGTCACCACACAAAGCGGCGGATATGCGACAATGGTGGTTAATAATATTGTCGCTGGAACTTCATTTGATATTCAACACAATAATAGTTTCACCGGCACAGTGGCTTGGATGATCGTCGAAAGATCATAATTTAAAAAGATTTACTGAAGCAAATTTTATTCAAGGGGAGAATAATTTTGTGGAAGATTCTAACTTAAACGAGCTACATCTTGAGCAGGTTTACGACAGGCTTACTCGCATTGAGGAGAAGCTTGACGCTCTACAGGAATTCAAAATTACCTCTCTTGCGACCGTAAGAATGGCCTCCATTGTTGTTTCTGGATTCTGCGGTCTTATTACAATGGTTGTTACATCGTTAGTAAATTATTTAGTCAATAAACATAACTAAAAACAAAGGAGACTCTATGCCAGCATTTCTAATGCCCTTACTGCGTTTATTTGGTCCCATGCTTTTAAAAGCAGGACTTACTTATCTCGAAGGAAAATATCCGGGAATTAAACAGATATTTAAAAACATCATTGATTATCTAAAAGAAGAAGCCGACAAAAATGTCGCTGTAAAAAATGTTGAGTCCGTTCTTTACACAACTGCAACTTTGCCTCAACTAAAAAAATAATGCTCACCTTGCTTCAAAAACAACAGGCGTTTGCAAAAACGCTCTCACGGTTTTTGAATGACCTTTTCTTGCGGGGCTACGATGTCACCATGGGAGAATGCTATAGACCTCCCGAGATGGCTGAGATCTACGCCTCGCAAGGGCGGGGCGTTAAAAACTCGGTTCACTGCATCAAGCTTGCCGTCGACTTAAATATTTTCTATCAAGGAAAGTTTTTGACGACGAAAGAAGAATTAGAAATACCAGGAAAGCTTTGGAAAGCTTATACTACAGATAATATAAAAACTTGTTGGGGAGGAGATTTTGAAAACACTGACGCTAATCATTTTTCTTTTCTACATAACGGCGTGAAATAGTGTTGCCTCCTTCCGTATCAACTTCAGATAAGCATTACAAGGTAATTCTTGTATTAGGTAGACGCATTTACAAAATCAGATACATCAGCGGAGAAATCCCGGATTACATCAATTACGGCAATCGAACCCTTAAAATGAAAATGGTTCTATGGTCATGCGAAAAACGAAACGAAAAAAGCGGAATCACTTTTTTAAAACTAAAGTGTCTCGTATACCGCTAAAACCAAAAAGGAAAAATTTTATGATGCAATTTTTTTTAATTGCTTCTCTTATGTTTAATGCTGGGCTTGTTTACAAAGTTGAGTACAACGATGAGGAACAATGCACTGAGTGTAATGCCTATGAGGATTTTTTAGAAGAGTGGCACAATTACGATGAGCTAAGACAAAAAGGCGAAGCAGAAGATTTTGAATATCAAGTGCCGCCCGATAGTTCTGATGAATTTGAATTGCCCACCGAGGGAATTTAAGCGGCCCCAAAGATGTCACGGTTCGGCTACTCTTTGAGTTAATAATGGGAAACCGTAAAAACCACTAAAACCGCTGAAATGGCTGTGAGGGTGGGTCACGATCCCACATCGACGGTCTTAACAGGACCGGGCATTACCAATTATGCTACCTCACAATATTTTTTTAATTTGCTTTTTCAACTCAAATGCGTTTCGTCTTTTTTGATTTCTTCGCTTTCAAAAGGTTGAACAGGCATCCAGCCTTTTTGAAAGGCATTTTCTAAAAATTTTACAGCCAGCCTTTCCGCAGTGCTAAACAATCTATCAACTTCATAAACGTCATAATGTCGATGACTGTCCGCAGAAATCAAGGCTAAATAAATTGATTTTAAAAATTCATAGTCCGTTTCTTCATTGTGCATTGTCCGCTCCTTAATAGATTTTTTCACTTGCTCTCCACTTTTTTTTAAAATTTAATAAGCTGTGTCCTTGTAAACTCTTTCCTCAAGCGGCACCCAACGCCCCTCGCACGTCCACTCAATCCCATCTCTCGCAATTAATCTTTCAATCGTTGCCATTCTTTTTTTGCAGTACGGACAGGTGACTTTTCCGGTTTTTAAAATCTTACTGGGCTTTTGTTTTTTCTGCCCAAATTTGAGGCTGCAAAGAACTCTTTGAGGAACATTAAAAAGCCTATAGGCATAGTGAATTCTTTTTCCGCTAGGCCCCGTTATTAAAAACAGCTCACTCGGCTTTGGTCTTAAAATTGGCATCTTTATCCTGTTTCATATTGGTGTGGAGTCGCTTGTCACAAATTCGGCATTTCACTGGCCACAAAGGAGGATTTGTGTCTATTACTTGGCGTTCGGGGTCGATGGTATAATAGCCACCGCAAACGCAATAATTAGCAAACCTATAAGTACTTTCCATTCGATCATAATCGTATCCCATGCCGAAAATTGGCCCCCTGTCAAAACCCTGTACATCGTTATACATAGGCTCAAGGCAAAAAACCACTGGAATTATTGTTGCAGTATGTTATACTTGTGGTGTTGGTGGCTTGTAAGATGCCCTTAGCGCAAGTCAAAAAGTGTAAAACCGGATAAAAACTGCACGCCAACAAACAAAACCCGAAGCGAGGGGCAATTATGAGTGAAGCAAATCAAGAAGATTTAGAGCACGGTCAAGACCATCCTACTACCACTGAAATCCCTGAATTCGATGAAATGTGGATTAAGTCTCTTTACGACAAAATGCGAAGATCCCAAGAAATAACCCAAAAATACATTCAAGAACAAAACAATCTTTGGGGCGCAATCAATGAAAATAACAAATAAGCTGGGTCTTCCTGATCCGTTTGTAAGAGCAGTATCTCAGAGGACCTACAACAATGAGGGTTCATGGAGAACTGTGACTGAGCTCATTAATCCTGCAAAAATAGCACACCTAAAAAGAAAACATGAAGAAGACATGGAAGTGGATGCTTATGAAATGGTGTACACAATTCAGGGTGAAACTGCCCATGCACTTTTGGAAAGAGCTGCTAAATCCATGAGACAAGAGGGTTGGCTTGCTGAGCTAAGAATACATGATGAGATAGAGGGTAGAAAGATTAGTGGAGCATTTGACCTTTATCATCCAAAAACAAAAACTTTAATTGATTTAAAAGTCTCTACTGCTTACAAAGCAAAGAATGATGTTTCTCCAGAGTGGATTTCTCAAACAAATTTGCTTGCTCATCTAATCAGAAAAAAGTTTAAAGATGAAAATGGAAATCCTCAGCAAGTTGAAACAATTAAAGTGCTTTTAATAATGAGGGATCACAGCAAGCTTGAGGCAAAAAGAGATCCAAAATACCCACAGTTTGCAGTGCAATACATAGACATTCCCGTCTGGGAAGATCAAAAGTGCAAAGAGTATCTAAACAATAGAGTTGTGCTGCACTTAAAAGCAGAGCAGGAGGAAGTGGATTGCAACCCTCAAGACAGGTGGGCAAAACCAAGCATCTATGCAATCAAAAAGGTTGGAGGCTCAAAAGCAATTAAGGATGGGCTTTTTGTGGACCATGAAAAGGCACAGGATGCCTTGGCAAAGCTTGGCAAAGGTTATTTCATGGAACATAGACCTGGAGAAAACACCAGGTGTGAAAACTATTGCAGTGTGTCCAAGTGGTGCAAGCAATATCAACTAATAAAAGGAAGGTAAAAAATGAATGATACACAAAAACTAGCATATGCCCTGTTATGTGGTGTAAGGGCATTTGCAGCCTGTTATGAGGACTCAAGCCAAACTGAGGATAGCAATCCCACCCCTAGAAGAAAGAATGAGCCCACAGACGATTCTAATGGAATTCCTGTATGCCATATCCATGGCAAGGCAATGAGAATTTCTAAGTTTGATGAAAATCAGTACTATTGTGGTTCAAAACTTGATGATGGAAAGTATTGCAGGGAAAAAGCCTGGGTTGAATAAAAATGGATGAGATTCAGCTTAGAGTAATAAAGTGGAATGATCATCAGCCAAAATCTGACAGGGTGAGGCATAAACACTGGTTTAAGCTCAAAATGGACTGTGGTACATCCCATGGTCTTTTTGGTCTTAATGCAGAGCAGAGATGGTTCTTTGTCCAACTTCTTAGTGAGTGTTGTAGAAAGGATTCTGACACTGTAATCATAAGATTGGACAGATTTTCTTACCTTTGTGAAATAAGCAAAGAATCAATAATTTCAGCTATTAAGCTACTAGAAGAAAATGGGACTGTCAGTGTACTGACACAAAACTGTCAGTTGACTGACAGCTCTCTGACAACACATAACATAACAGAACAGAACATTACATTACAGAACAGGAAAGAAAATAACAGAAAAGAACAGAACAGAAGAAAAGAAGTATCCACTGAACTGAAACAAGTTTCAGTTGCAGTGGTGACTGAAAAAGTAAGTAAAGATAGTTTTAAAGATTTCTTTAATGCAAAGCTCCTAGAACTCTATCCCCAGGACTATCTAGATAGAGAAAAAATCAAAATGGAGATTTGGTTAGTAAATAATCCCTTAAAAAACCCCAAGTCCCAAAGGGGCTGGACTAGATTTATCACTGGCTGGCTAGAAAGGGGTTTTGATGCCTATAGAAAGTCCTTAGCCACTGAGAAGCCGAAAAAGAAAAATTGGATGGACATGGTTGAGGAAGAAGAAAATGCTTCAAAATCCTCTACCTAAAGGCACTGCCATTGCTGTCACTGGGAATCCCAGCAGCAGCAATGACAGTAAGTAGTAGGTGGGTGTTTATGGAAAAGATGCAGTTTGAATCACAAATGCAAAGACTTAGAAATCAATGGGGTAACTCTTACTCTGATGAAAGGGTAAGGCTTTTATGGATGGCTTTTAAAGATGTGAACTATAATGACTTTCAAGATGCTATCTCAGAACTGCTGATGACCCAAAGGGGAGCTCCACTTTTGGAGGAGATTTCTAAGGCAGTGCAACTTTCTAAAAACAGATACTATGAAAGAATGAGAGCCAAAGAAGCCTCCATTCTTGGAATGATGCAGCAAGCCGCAGAAGTAAATACAACTGCAGATCCAGCTTTTGTTGCAGATTGTCTCAATCTTTTAGACCAGCTTTTAGCAAAGAAAATAACCTACAAAGAATTTGAACAGGGTTGCGACTTATTAACCGTCGCAGCAAATAGATTTGCAAAAGAAAAAGGCTATTACCGAGAAGAAATAAAAACCCCTCAAAACTTGCCGGTCAGATACAATCCCTCAAACGACTAACACACCGAGTCCTATAAACTTCTTTACAATCTGTTGATTTCTCTTAATGATTTCTTTCAGGAAATGTTTGGAAGCAACAAATACCGCAGCAAAAGAGTAAAACATTTAGGCTATTCTTTTGCGAGCCAGTTTGAATGCGCCGTCTTTAATTTTTTATTGCTTAGAGAAAAGGCACAAGAGATTAAAGACATCCAATGTCAGGATCATATTTATTTAACTAAAGCTAGAATTTGTTACATCCCTGATTTTAAATTTTTGGATTTGAAGTCAGGGGAGTTTGTCTGGGCCGAGGCTAAGGGATTTGAGACAGACCCATGGAAAATAAAGAAAAAACTTTGGCAATATTATGGCCCAGGCAAGCTTGAAATTTACAAGGGTAGCGCAAAAAGTTTTAAACTTTACGAAACGGTAATTCCAGAATGATAAGTTTACAGGAAGCAATTAAGCAGTGGCAAAACCAACTTGATGATTGGGACGATACTTGCTGTAATTCAAGTCATGACTATTTATCAGACATCGGTTTATTGTATCCAAAACCGGATAGCCAAGTTTGCAAGCGTGAGCTTGCTTGGCGGCAATACGTTAGAATTCGAGATGACAACCCACATTTTCCGTTTAACTCAAAAGAAAACTTAAACTAATCAGGAGAAAATAATGGCAACCACAACAACAACTGAAGCAAAACTGGTAAAATTATGGGCAAGAGTAGAGGCTGCAACCGTAAACTCTGCAACTGGAGAAGTCGTACACACTCCCGGCGTTGATCCAAAATACTTAGCCGCAGAACTGGTTAGAGAAATCCAAGGATTGTCCCAGCAATTAGACGCTGAAAAAGCTAAAGTTGCTGATTTAACCGCAAAACTTGAAGCCGCAACAAAAGCAACAGCAAAGGCAACAACTGGAAAAAAGCGTTTAACCATTCCGGCAGATGACGTTGATACTGCAACCGGAACAGATATTTAGCTTTAGGGGCACTGATGGCTTTGTTTAATAAACATAAAGAAAAGAAAAAACAATTAACCATTCAAGAACATGAAACAGAGTTTAATAAAGCTCAATGGTTATTGGGAAGTTTAACTTATTTAATTGAAGACCATACTAAAGAATTAAATAAACTAAACGATCAACTAAACGAAACGATTCAGGTAATGGATCACCATCGGCATTGGGCAAGGCTTTTAGTAGCGAAAGCAAAAAAAGAAGTTAATGACACCATAAAAGAGGGAGAAAAAAATGAAAGCCCCCTTAATTAAAAAACTAAGGTCATTGGTGCCCGAAAAGCTCCCACAAGGCATGAAAGAGTTTGACGCTTGGGTGGAAGACATAAGCCTATTGTCAGAGCTTCCAATTAACGACAAATTAAAAAAAGTTATTGGAACTTTGATTTTACAGCTTCCGCCTAGTGTTGCTTATGTTCCTAAACGCCATGTGGCAAATTTGGTAAAAAAGGCCGCAGCTAATCAGGTTTCGGTTGAGGTTTTGTCTTTGATCAATGAAAAAGAAAAAGCAGAACAATCAAACCCTGCCACAGTTAATTAAAGTTTGGGATGAGAAGTTGAAAGAATCCGGCTTTAAAGACATTGAGGATAGAAAAACCGGAAATTTAAAACTCTGGTCTGGTTCTGTTACGTTTAAAGACGTGACCGAAGAAGCCTACACGACAAAAAATTACGGATACACAAGCCTTGTTTGGAAAGAGTCTCAGGCTGAATACTACCGAGTGGCTGGCCAGTGTTTACATGAGGCAGAGTTTAAAACCCTACAGCATAAACTTATGTGGCAACTACATGCAGAAGGATTAAGCGTTTCAGAGATTTCCAAGGAACTCTCAATAAGTTACAAGAAGGTTAGATATGCAATCGAGCAAATGCAAAAAGAGTTTGGACTAAAATTTTGTCACAAATAAACAAGTAAAAGAGCAATCAAATGCAGCAACACATAAAAATTAGAAATCAAGTCGCAGAAGACCACAACTTCCTATTTGCCACGTACCTTCAAAATAATTGGTACGACAAGACAAACACTACTACCTTAAAAAAAGATACTTGGATGAGCCTGCAACACAAAAGACTAGAAAAAGTGTTAGATACGCAAGACATCAAAATTGCGTGCTTAAGTGCCGACCCCGATATTATTTTGGGCTATGCGTTTCAAGATGGCAGTAAACCTTTTACCTATGTAAAGCTTGCATGGCGCAATAATCCCGTAAACATAAAAGAAATGCTTTTAAAATCCTTGGAGGAAAACAATGAACAGAGATAAATCAGAACCAATTGAGTTCGCCCACTTAGTAAATAGAATCTTTTTGGCTGGCATCAATAAGCAGCTCGAGAAAGGAATTGACCAGCGCTCATGCCAAGGCATTGAAATGTGGCGTCAAGGCAATGGCGATGTTTACTGGGAATACCAAGGCAAATGCGGATATTTGGCCGCAAGCTTATTTCAGTCTTTGGTTTGCAAAACAGGACCTGAAGTGACTTTAAAACAAAAAGTTGAAAGAGCTGAAAGAGTAGCTAAGTGAAATTTATAACGACACTGCTTCACGCCCTTCTTTTTTACTTTGGCGTTTTATTTACCAAGTTTAAAGACGCTTGGAAGCCCAAGACTAAACAGCAACACAAGGTCAAGTCTACCAAGATTGCTTATAAACAAGGCGAAAGCTACAGGCTCGGGCAATGCGTTGTGACTTTGGCCAAGTTTGGAATTGAGGGCAAACAAGAAGTCGCTACCAAGATTGCAGCCATTGATAAAATTAGGGAAGAAAAGCATAAAAAATACACCGATAAGGCTGAGGGCATTATGCTTATGACCCCGGAAGAGTTAAAGGAATTTCAAGTTGAGGAATGGGTTGCAAACCGCAAGCGATTTAATGAAAAGAAAATGTACGAAAACTTAAGCGAGGATTATTAACCATGTGGATTAAATCATTAATAGTTTTAAGTGTATTATGTAGTTTATGCACAGCCGATGTGGATAAAGAAGCTTGGAAAGAAATCCATGGTGATAGCCCGTTAACCACCAAAGAAAAGGTTATTGCAGACAACAAAACCCGAGAGGCTGAGGCCGCCCTAAGAAATTACACAAGGCTTGCAACTAGATCAAACTTAGCTATCCGGGCAATCGTAAAAGTCGCAGTCCTTAATTTGTACCGCAACAACCACATTTACGAAGCGCAAAAGATGGAAACCGAGTGGAAGGCGCTTGATGGAAAATTGGTCAAGGCCGTTGAAACTAGAAACATCGGCGACTTTAAACCCATCTCCGATTGGCTAGCACTTGCTTATGAAATTCTAGAAATTAAGCTTGGCCTAAGCGTTTGTGAGACTTTAAGGCTAACCGATTTAAAAACCCTGAATTTTTGCCTCCCAGTGTGCTTTAAACCCTGTTTCTATGGTTATAATAACTTCTACGACCATTTTGTAGCAGATGAGCGCTATAAGGGCTTAGCGCCCGTAATAAGCTATTGGGCAACTTTAATCACCTGCGATATTGCATCGTATAATATTGGATACTTCTTTGTCTGCTCCCCCGTTGCATTGGTTGTTGAAAGGGCTGTAAAAAACAGAGTCGCCCCCTGGGCCGCTCCAAAACTCTATGACATGGTGTGCAAAAATGAATATTCATTGTAAATATGATTCATTAATTAAATGCAATTCACTAAAGCCCCATCCCAAAAACAGGAATAAGCACCCAGAAGATCAAATTGAGCGTCTTGCTGAGATTTTAAAGTATCAAGGAGTTAGAGCACCAATTGTTGTTTCAAAGCGTTCCGGAAAGATAGTTAAAGGACATGGGACGCTTCAAGCCATCAAGCAAAATGGTTGGGAGGAAGCTCCGGTTGTTTATCAAGATTTTGAAGATGATGACCAGGAATGGCTATTTGTGCAATCGGACAATGCTATTGCGATGTGGGCCGAGTTGGACCTTAAAGGCATTAACGCTGATTTGAGTGAACTAGGACCCTTTGACATTGATTTAATAGGCCTTAAAGACTTTACGGTCACGCCCGAGGAAAAGGATCTGGGCGATGAGGAGGCGACACCTGAGGTTCGTGAGACCGATATTCAATTGGGAGATTTGTTTCAGTTGGGTGACCACAGATTGTTGTGTGGTGACAGTACCGAAAAGGCACAAGTTGAAAAATTAATCAAAAATCAAATTTGTGAAATTTGTTTTACTTCACCGCCTTATTCTGACCAAAGAAATTACAATGGAAACAAAGAGTTAGATACAAAACACATAGCCAAATTTTTAACTGCGGCTAAAGAAAATATAAAATTTTTTGTAGTTAATTTAGGGTATTCAAGAAAAAACGGGGAAGTGAATTGTTATTGGAACGATTACTTAGAAATCGCACAAAACAGTTCTTTAAAATTATTAAGCTGGAATATATGGGATAGAAGCGGCTTTGGTTATACAGTAGGGCAAGCAACCGCCATGTTTACGATTGACCATGAATGGATTTTTGTTTTTGGAGAAAACACAAAAGATTTAAATAGAACCATTGAAAACAAACAAGCGGGATTGTCAAAAAAAGGCACAATCAGGCAAAAAGATGGTAACACCACACCAGTTTTTACTTCAACTCAAACACACCGACAATTGGGGACAATAATAAGATGTGATGTGGCTAGATATGTAGGCAAAGAGCATAAACATCCCGCCATGTTTCCCCTCGAGTTAGTTGAAAGTTATTTGGAAGCCTTAACAAATATTTCGGATTTTGTTTACGATCCATTTGGCGGCTCAGGAACCACATTAATTGCTTGCGAGAAAACAAATCGTAAATGCTTTATGATGGAATTAGACCCACAATACTGTCAGGTCATTATTGACCGCTGGGAGCAGTACACTAACAAAAAGGCGGTGAAGCTTGTCTAAACGAAAAGTCGGTAGACCACCTAAATGGACAAACGTAGATTTAGACCAATTGCGCCAATGCGCTCAAAAGCAATGGAACGATAAGGAAATAGCCGCTCATTTTAAAATAAGCGTTGATACTTTAGACCGGCATTTTGCCGAAGAAATTGCCGCAGCTAGGCAAACGGGAAAAGCAAAACTAAGAGACCTTCAGTGGAAAAGAGCTTTGGAAGGCTCAGATACGATGATTAAGCACATGAGCGAGCATTATTTAGATCAACACTCAAGGCAAAGGATTGATTTAGATAAAATTCCAGAAGAACAATTAAAGGATTATTTAAAGAAAAAACTAGGAGACATCGATGGGAAAAATTGAACTAGCAAACTCAAAAGACGAAAAAGTAATGCATTTAAAAGCTTTGTTGGGTAAGCCCTTACAGCTTACTTTAAAAACCGGGGTTATAAATGGAATGTTGAGAAGCTTTACGCACAATTGCGCCGAAGTGTTGGAATACGACAAAGGACACGATGAAATGTGGACATATCAAATCGACATTGACGCAATTGAGGCAATTGTAACAAAGCAAAAGGCTGATAATTTAAGAAAAGATTGGTACGAGGCTTTGGCTCAGCAAGCAGCAGAAAATAATAAATAAAGGATTAAGGCCAGTTTTTGTCAAAAACAGGGGAATTAAATGCAGGACAAGGATATTTGTGGCGAGCCACCATCAGTAGCTCTTGTAAATTTTATGGCCGAGCTGCATTGCGCATTAAACGAAAGCGATTATGAAAACGCTGCAATTGCATTAACTAGCTGCGTTGTGCTGATATTCGCTGAGCAAATCAAGCCATTGCAATATTCACAAGAGGAATAAAGGGATGATGAAATGAGTGCTTGTTTGTTTACTTTAAAGTTTGAAACTTTAAGAACAATGCCTGACAAAGACTTAAAATCTTTGCTATTTAACTTGTTAAAAGTTTTGGCTGTTGAGCCCGATAAAGATAATAAATTTCAATGTGATAGATGGGCAGGCTATTGGGACACACTGACAAAAATGGTATTTATTGAAACGAAAAGAAACTGGATTTCAGACAGGGATATCTGTCCCATTTGTAATGAAAATGGATGAAGAACTCAAAACGCTCGCAAAAGCCTGGCTCGAATCTGGACAGCAAAAAGCTTTCTCGCTTGAGAAGTTTTGTTTTGGAAAACAGCTCGCATTTGTCGAAGACCCAAGCCCTTTTGCAACGGCTGTATGTTCAGTTAGAGCAGGGAAAACCGTCGGGTGTGCGGCAGATTTGGTTCACACTGCACTCGGAAGAGCAGGAATCGTGTGTCTATACATCACTCTTAATAGATTATCTGCTAAGAGAATTATTTGGCCCGACCTAATAAAAATAGTAAGAGAATACAATCTTGGAGGCAAAATCAATGAGTCAGAATTATCCATTACGTTTCCGAATGGCTCGAAGATTTATGTCAGTGGCGCTAAGGATAAATCAGAAATTGAGAAGTTTAGAGGTTTGGCTTTGGCGCTCTGCTATATTGATGAGTGCCAATCGTTCCGCTCGTACATCCAAGAGCTGGTTGATGAAGTTATCGCCAAACGATTGTTTGACTACGCTGGCCGTTTACGACTTATTGGAACTCCCGGTCCAGTCCCGGTTGGATATTTCTATGACTGTTCTGTCTCAAATCAATGGTCCCACCACTACTGGACCATGTTCGACAACCCCTGGCTCCCAATCAAATCAGGCATGTCACACGACGAAATCCTCCAAAGGGAGCTCGACCGTAAAGGAGTCACTAGAGAAGACCCTGCAATCCAAAGAGAATGCTTTGGTCGATGGGCGTTTGACCCAAATTCTCTCGTCTTTAGATACAACGATAAATTAAATGACTTTACAGAACTTCCCGCTATAAAAGGCGACTGGAGCTACATATTAGGCGTTGATATTGGCTTTAATGACGCCGATGCCATTGCAGTTATAGGTTGGAATGAAAAAGCTAAGGAGGCTTACCTTGTCGAGGAACTTGTTAAAAATAAGCAAGGGATTAGTGAACTTGCTAATCAACTTGGAGAGTTCATCAAACGCTACAATCCGACCCGGGTTGTTATGGATACTGGAGGACTTGGAAAGAAAATCGCCGAAGAAATTAGAATACGCTATGCGCTTCCAATCAGTGCGGCTGAAAAGCAAAGAAAGTTTGAATACATCGAACTCCTCAACGATGCGCTCAGAACAAAGCGATTTTTTGCCAAAAGAACATCCCGCTTCGCTGAAGACTGCCGCTTGGTGGAATGGGATCGTGACAACAAAGACCCAGAAGGAAAGCTAAAAATCAAAGACACCTTCCATTCAGATATCTGTGACGCAGTTCTTTATGCGTTCAGAGAATCCTGTCATTGGATGTGGGAACCTGAAAAGCCCGTAATTAAACCCTACACACAGCCTTGGTTTAAAGAACAAGAAAACGACATGTGGAATCAGGCTTGGGAACGTCAAAAGTCTCAAGAAGATGATGAAGAGAATTATTATTTAAGTTAAAAGGCTATCGACCGTCTAAAATAGCTTCTCAGACCAATTTGGGGAAACCGTGGGCAAAACGCAACAAACCCAAGCCGATAGCCCTATCATGTGCTCGTAAAACCAGTCTTAGTAAGAGTCTTTTAAGCTGTAAAGCAAAAATCTAGGTTTTTTTGGCCGAACTAAACAAGTTTGTAGCGAAAAACGATAAAATTTAGAAAAAAGAGGTAAATTTTGTGGAACACGATGAAGAAATGCATCCAGGCCTTCATGCAGCTGCCGAAGAACTTATTAGTGCAGTTAAACGAAATGACGCTAAAGGCGTCGCAATGGCTTTTGAGTCTGCCTTTCAAATCCTTGAACTCGGTGAACATGAGGAGCATGAGCATGAAGAAGAGGAAGCCGATCATGAAGAAGGCGAGGAAGAATAATGCCATTAAAAGAAGGAAAATCTAAAAAGGCTTTTGAGAAAAACATCAAAACAGAAATTGAAGCTGGCAAACCACCAAAGCAAGCCGTTGCAATTGCTTACGCAGTAAAGCGTAAAAACATGGCAAAAGGCGGCGGTCTTTACGCAAACATTCATGCAAAACAAGAAAGAATAGCTCATGGAAGTGGTGAGCATATGAGAAAGCCTGGAAGTGAAGGCGCTCCAACTGAAGAAAGTTTTAAACAAGCGGCTAAAACCGCAAAAATGGCCGAAGGAGGCCCTGTGAAACATATCGAACAAAAACAAACGCACTGCGAACATTGCGGCCAAACGATGGCTCACGGTGGAGGCGTTGAAGAAAAAGAAGCTTCTCACATTGGTAAACCAATGCTTAATGCTCCTAAGCCTGGAGAACCTACAATGAGACACGAAGGCCATCCACAAAGTGAAGTTGCTAAGCTTGCAAAAGGTGGAATGGCTCACTGCGCTCATGGTGGACCTGCTCACTGTATGCATGGTTGTTATGCTGAGGGAGGGCATGTTGAAAATGAAAAGCTACACCCCGAGCACGAGGAACATGTAGATGCCAGATTAAAACACCAAACCGCCGCTATGCGGGCGATGGGCCACTCCCAATCTGAAGACGCTAAGCTTGCTCATGGTGGTTCTGTAGTTGAAGAAATCATGCACGGCAGAAAGAAAATGGCTCGTGGCGGTATGGTTCAAGATGAGGAAGCTGATAGAGACCATGAAGACTGGTTTAAATCTAAACAAGATTTGGAAAACGTGCACTATGAGCACGATCCAGAACACGAAGAACACATGAACCCAAACCCAAGCGATGATGATTACGGCTTGGTAGGTCAAATCATGAAAGAAAGAAAGAAATATAGACCCAAATGAATGATTTAAAGCATCTTAAAGACTTACTTAAAATACTTAGAGAAAAGGGCGTTTTAGAATTTGAATCAAATGATTTAAAAATAAAGCTATCTGAGGAAGCCCCTCAATCTAAGTATAAACAGAAACAAGATGCGGACCTTGCGGAAGAAAGAGAACTTACTGAAGAAGAGTTATTATTTTACTCCGCAACACCTCCGCTTGAAACTGAAACAGCATGAGTTTAAAAACTACAATTAAAGACAAAACCCTTGGTCGTACTAGCCGAATTTATAAAACCCAAGACGATGGGCAATTAGGCACCAAAGGGTTTCAATGGTGGCTAGAAAAAGAATCAACAGCAAGAGCAAAGCAGTTATTTGCAACTGTAGCGTATTTAAAAATTGCTCAGCAGTTTAGACAAAGACAAGCGGCCCAATTCGCTCGACTTTACGGCGGCCAGTCTTTATATTCCTTTGTAGGCTCAAATCTATCAAAGATGGATCAGATTAGTACGTTGGCACCCAACCGGCCGACGTACAATCTGATCTCTTCAGTCACTGACACCCTAGTTTCTAGGCTCACACAAAATAGACCCACCCCAGTATTTCTTACCGATAATGGCGACTACAAAGAAAGAAACCTCGCTAAAAAACTTAATAACTTTATTCTAGGTGAATTTTATAGAACCAAAGCCTATGAGATTGGCGAATACATTCTTACTGATGCTTTAGTACAAGGAACCGGCTGTTTAAAAGTATTAGAAGGCATGGACCGTAAAGTTTCCATTGAGCGAGTGTTGCTCACAGAATTGTTTGTAGACATTCAAGAAGCTGCCTTTGGTGACCCTCGTCGTTTGTATCAAGTAAAGTTAATGGATAGGGCAATGCTAGAAGCTGCTTTTCCTAAAAACAAAGAAAAAGCTGCCGATAGTCCTAAAGCTTATATCGACTCTTCAGCTCAAACCGCACAATCAGTAGCTGATTTAGTCATGGTCGTAGAAGGCTGGGCGCTTCCAAGCTCTGAAGATTCAAACGACGGCTATCATGTAATCGCTTGCGCCGAAGGAAATCTATTCAGCGAGCCTTACAATAAGCAAAAGTTTCCATTTGTGTTCCTAAACCACAAGAAACGACAGCTAGGATTTTGGGCTCAAGGCGTTGCCGAAAGCCTTTTGGGAACACAATTAGAATTAAACTCGCTATTAGATACGATTAGTAAATCAATTAAGCTTTTGGGAGTTCCTAGAGTTTTTGTTGAAGAGGGTTCTAAGACTAACAAAGCTGCGTTTCAGAATAAAATTGGTGTCATTATCCCCTATCGGGGCACGCCACCCATATTTTCAGTATCTCAAAGCAATGCCGGTGAGATGTATGAGGAGCGAGCAAGACTGATTCAGTTTGGTTTTGAGCAAGAAGGCTTATCAATGCTATCTGCAACCAGTCAAAAGCCTGCTGGATTAAACTCAGGGGAGGCGCAGCGTGTATATCAAGACATTAACTCAGATAGATTCGCTGCTCTTGAGCGGAGGTATACTAATTTTTATGTGGATTTGGCTTACCAAATTATTGATAAAGCCGTGGATATCGCAGAGCGAGACGGAAAATACACAACAATTTTCACCGATAGACGAAAGGGAACTAAAGAAATCGAATTGCCAGATATCAAATTGCTACAAGACCCATTTGTCATCGAAGCCTACGTGCAAAGCTCGCTCCCGAAAGAGCCGGCCGGAAGACTCCAAAAAGTCACTGAGATGATTCAAAGCAATATGATTACTATTCAAGAAGGCAGACGCCTACTTGATTTCCCAGATTTGGGACAAATTGAAACTTTGGCTAATGCTTCTGAAGAACGAATCTTTTGTTATTTGGATGATATTATCGAGGAAGGTAAATATCAGGGGCCTGATCAGTGGATGAACTTAGACAAAGCCACTGAAATCGTAACTCAGTACATTAATCTTTATTCCACTTGCAGACTTGAAGAAGAAAAAATGCAAATGCTTAGAGATTTCTTTGCTGAAATCCAAGATTTAAAAATGGCAATGATGCCGCCTCCCATGCCTATGGGCGGAGCTCCAATACAAAATCAACTAGCCGCACCACAACCTGTCCCACAAAGTCCACTACTCCCACAAGGCCAAGCGCCTCAAATGATGGCAGAAGGCGGAGAAGTTAATCCAGAAGTAAACGGAGTCGAAATCTCATCTATTGAATAATTTTTTTGAACACAACCAATGCGCAGCAACGCAATTTAATCCCGTAGACTCGGGAAGGAGAAGTCATGGCACTAATCACAGAACCAAAGTCTGGTTCATCCGTACCTCAAACAACTGCACCTCAACCAAGACCGGAAGTAAAATTTGGTATTCCGGCTCCTACAACGGCGAGAGTTGAAGCTCTTAAAGCTAAGTTGTCAGGACAACCAGCTCCAACAATACCAGCGCCGCCAAGAGTTGCAGGTAGTACGGCAAGAGCTGAGCAATATGCAAAGCTTCCAAATTATGCGCCGAATAAAGCACAAGAGATTGTAACAACACAGCCCATGCAGCACATTGAGCCGCCTCCAGTGCAAGCTCAAAAGAATGATGCAGGGGCACAGTTAAACAATAATGTTGAGGCTACAGAAACCACTCAAGAAGCGACTGAGAAACCTGTGAGCCCTCAATTTGCTGCCCTGGCAAAACAGGAACGGCAAATTCGGAAAGCCCGGATAGAGCTTAAGGCTCAGCAAGAGGCGTTGAAAGCACAGCAAGCGAGCTTTGTAAGTAAAGACCTTTTGAAGACTGATCCTCTTAAAGCTTTATCTGAAGCTGGCATCTCCTACGAAAAACTGACCGAACTACAGCTTGGTCAGGTCGCCCCAGATCCCAATCAACAACTATTAGATAAAATTGCGGCATTAGAGGCGAAGCTTGCTTCCGTGGATGAGCAATTCACTAAACGTGATACTCAAGCCTACGACGCAGCTCTAAATCAAATTCGTAACGATGTTAAGCTTTTGGTCGATTCCGATGCCACGTTTGAAACCATTAAGGCGACGGGCGAAACCGAAACCGTAGTGGAACTTATTAGAAAGGTCTTCGACGCTGAAGGCACTATCCTTTCTGTAGAGGAAGCAGCCCGATTAGTTGAAGATAAACTGTTAGATCGAAAACTCGATGAAGTTAAACGGCTTTCAAATCTTTCTAAAATTAAGTCACGTTTGGCAATACCGGCAGAGAATCCGGAAGAAGCAAAAGCGCCCCAGCAAGGGCAACGACAAGTTACCCTCTCCAATCAGGCGGCGGTTTCAAGACCGCTGACTGCTAGGGAGAAGGCAATTATGGCGTTTGAAAACGCTAAAAATAAGGTCTGAGTGGTTCAGATCTTAAAAACTTTTTAATAAGGAATAATAACTATGGCTACATATGCTAGCTCAAGCAGCTCTATTGCTGTGTTAAAAGAGCTTTATGTGGACAATAGCGACTTTATGAAGGATCTCGTTTATGCGAAAAATCCTACATTTGCGCTTTTGCCCAAAAACGAATCAACCGATGGATTAGCTGGAAAATACATTCCCGTGCCGATTCAATACGGGGACCCCATGGGGCGATCCCATACATTTCAGAATGCTCAAGGTAACCAAACTCCAAATCAATACCAAAGCTTCTTTGTGTATGTGATTCAAGATTACCAATTGGTAACTATTACCAACTTGCTAATCGAACAAACCAAAACAAACGCTGGAGCCTTTGTTGATGAGATGAAACGCCAAATGGATGGCGGTATCAAAAACTTATCAAACAACATGGCATTCGAGTTGTTTGGTTCGGGAACTGCTACTCGTGGCGTTATTGGAACAGCTATCACTAGCTTAGGCAGTGGTGTGTACCAATTTACTCTGCAAAATCCACAAAACGTCGTGAACTTTGAGGTCAATATGACCATTCAAGCTTCTGCGACCGATGGTGGAGCTCCAATTAATGCCGGAACTGACTTGGCTTTAGTCAATTCAGTAAACCGTGCAACTGGGGTTATCAAATTCACTGTGGTATCCGGTGCTCCTCAAACAAACTGGGCCAACGGAAGTTACATCACAGTGCAAGGGGATATTCCTACAACCGGTGGATCGGGTTCGGGACCTCTCGGACAAACTGGATCTTACCTCGCAGCTTCTGGCTTCTCAGCCTGGTTGCCAGCGACTGATCCTGCTTCCACAGATTCTTTCTGGGGAGTAAATCGTTCGGTTGATCCTACTCGTCTAGCAGGTCTACGATATGATGCTTCTGCATACAGTATCGAAGAGGGCGTAACTAACGCTCTTGGATTTGCAAACCGAGAGGGAGCTGACCCAGATACAATGATCCTAAGCTTCCAAAGCTACACAAGTTTGGAAAACGCCTTAGGAGCCAAGGTTCAGTACGTCGACATCAAGCACGAAGAAGCTGATATCGCTTTCGAGGGTGAACAAGAATGCCCAGCATTTGAGGAATCTAATGCTGCATAATCCCGAATATCGGTTAACATCCAGAAGTGGACAAGACCGAAGCGTAAACCATAAGAACTACGCTCTAGAGACTGACAAGGGCTACGAGAAACGTAGGATATACAGTCCGATCTCGCAATATAACCAAATGAAATGCGAGTTAACACAAATGATTCGATTCCATTCTGCTTATGGCTATGTAACGGTCTTCGCTGACCGCTCCGCATTACCCCAAACAGGTCTGTGCCTAAGTATGGATTCTTGGAAACTGAGAAGTTTGGGCAAAGCTCCTCACATCCTAACTTACGGACTCGAAAATCTCGAAGGCCTTCGTGTCGGTAACTCGGATGCTCTTGAGGTTCGTGTCGCTGCTTATTACAACTACACTTGTAACGCTCCCGGCTTTAACATGAGAGTTTCCCTGAGTGCTTAAAGGGGTTTAAGCATTCAATAGGGTAGGGAAAGAGACGCCTCTTTTTGACTTAAAACGTCATTAAGGGGCGTTTTTCTTTTTTGGATTTGAATTTTAAGAGTTTTAAACTTATGATTTAATTAGTGTAAGGGAAACGAAGTGCAACGCACAAGAACTTCAAGTCGCCCCTCTTGGATACTGCTCCGAGAGGGGTTTTTATTTTGGCTTAATTAAACAAGTTTGTAAGCCAAAGATGTCTTTGGAATACCGCTCGCCGAGGTTCTGCTTGCCTCGTTGCTAGGGAAAAATAAAAGCAGACAAGGACATAACACCATGGCTAATCGCAATTGGATGTCTAATAAGCTTTACCAAATGGAAGCTTATCCCGTACTCATTACCTGTAACTTTGTCGTCGATTCTACAAACGGAAACGGATTAGGAATCAGAAGTTTAAAAGGCGGAGCAGTTAAAACTGTATTCATGAAAACTTCTGCAACTCCAGCCGCAGGAAGCCCAAATCCTGAAACCGGCGTAATTGAAATTCAATTACAAGATAATTACAGTAGAGCACTTCTTGGAATGTTTTCCGCTGTATCTAAAACAGACGGTTCCAATCAAACTTCTACAACTGCTGGCAGAGCTTCTGTTATCACAGTTTTGGGAACTGCTACGACTGCACAATGGCAAGCCGTTGGCTTGTCCGTTGGCGTAACTCCAGCTGTTGGAGTTTGCTTTGTAGCTACAACATCGGCCGTAATTGGCGGAAGTGCTGCAGTTCAAAGACCTGTAGGAAGCGGAGTTGCTACGATTGAAACTTGCGGTGATCCAAATCTTTCTTTGTCTCTTGCAAATAGCCAAGTAAACGGTGGAAGCTTAATCGTTGTACAATGCTTAGATGGCTCTAATACTAGAGTAGCTCCTGCTGATGGTTCTGTTATTTCTTTAGGTTTCTACCTATCGAATAGCTCTGTAACAGTACAAGGGCAGTAAAACTTCCGGGGGGGCTGCTCTTGTAACGAGGGGCGGCTCCCTAAATTTTTAAGGCGGTACTATGCCGATACCTTATCCACCAAATTCTCAGTCTTGTTATTTACAGCAAGGGAATAAACAAGTTCTTGTTTCCTGGAACATTGTCCCCGGTGCTACTTCTTATAACGTACAGCGTTCAACTGATGGCGTTAATTTCACTACAATAGCAACTCCTGCTTCAAATCAGTATTTAGATACTTCAGTCACTCAAAATACCGAATATTGGTATCAGGTAGCTTCCGTAAGTGGAGCAGGTACTAGCGGTTATACAGCAACAACTCCGGCCTCAATCATTCCCGTAGTTGCTGGCTACATGAGTCTTTCTCAATTAAGACTTTTATCTCAGCAAAAAGCTGACAGAATTAACTCTAATTTTGTGACTTTGCCTGAATGGAATAGTTTTATTAATTTAGCTGCCGATGAGCTTTATGATTTAATCACCACGGTTTATGAAGACTATCAGGTTGGCGACCCTGTTTATTTTACTACTAATGGAACTTCCTTAAGCTATCCGCTTCCTGATGGAGTAAGCACGTTTCAAGATGCTCAAGGAAACAATATCGTTCCTCCACCAATTTACAAACTAGCTGGAATAGATTTGGGGTTAAACAATGCGCCGAACGGTTTCGTCACAGTTCAAAAATACAATTTTATTGATAGAAACCGATATGTTTTCCCCAACACTGCGAGCACGATTTATGGTGTCTTTGGTTTACAGTACAGAATCGTCGGAAATACTATCCGTTTTATTCCTCAACCGTCATCTAATCAACCAATCCGAATATGGTACGTACCTCGCAGAACGCAGCTCTTAAAAGATACCGACGTAACTGATGGTTATAACGGCTGGACCAATTACGTTATCGCTCGAGCTGCTAAATACGCTTTAGACAAAGAAGAATCTGATACTTCTAAGCTAGATGCTGAGATTTTATATTTGAAACAAAGAATAGAAGAGTCCGCACCTAATAGAGATGAGGGACAACCTGATACTATTAGTGATGGTAGAATGGCATCGGGATTTGGTCCAGATGGTGGCGGAGGCTGGCAAGGTCCGTTTGGAACGGGTTGGTGAATGGCTCAATTACCTATAAAATTACAGCCGGACATGCAGACTACAAGGTGGAAGTCTTTAATAGACCCTATCTTAAAAAATCCGCTTAACTCTGTATCTATTTTAGAAGATGTAAGCTTAAAAGTGGGAGACAATGTAATTAATCACAGGCTTGGTAGAAAATTAAGAGGGTGGGTTTTGTTAGATGTAAATGCAGCAACAACGATTTATAGATCAGCTCCACTTAATGACTTAACTTTAACTTTAAACTCAAGCGCAGTAGCGACAATTTCTTTAGGAGTATTTTAAATGTCATCACCTAATATGAATTTACCCATTCCAGTTCCTTCTCAAACTGGAGGCCCACAGTACGCACAAGATGAGGTAAGTTGTTTTAATCAGATTGATGGTCACAATCATACGCCAGGACAAGGCGCATTAGTTCCGCTTAACGGATTAAACGTAAATCAGAATTTCAACATGAATTCGTTATCCGTTACCAATCTCAAATCCATTCAACTTTTGAATCAAGCAGTATCTCCCGGCTCTTCCTCATTATACATGCTAGGTAATAACCTGTATTGGGCCGATGGGACTGGATCTTATAACGTACAAATTACATCAGGTAATGCCGTAGCTGTATCTGGAGCTATTGGATTTTCTGGTCTTCCTTCTGGCACTGCAAGTGCGGCTTATGTTTCTGGTACTGGCACCTTTAGGTTTCAATCTGCGACTAACACAGGCGCAACTCTTGATATTGGGCCTTTAAAAACTAGAAACACTACAGCAAGCAGTAATGCAGTAACTATTACTCCGCCAAATCCATTGGCGGCTGATTATACTTTGACTTTGCCAAACGCCTTACCTGCATCGACAAAAATAATGAGACTAGATTCGTCTGGCAATGTAAGCGCAAATTTGGATATTGATAATTCAACACTGGCAATAGTTTCTAACACCTTAAAAGTTAATGATTTGGGAATAGGAACTAACCAATTGGCAAATAGTTCCGTTACTTCGGCAAAATTAGATTTAACAGGTTTAAGCATATCGGCAGCAAATAGAACGCCTACAACCGCAACACAATATACTTTTAATACGCAAACGCCCACATATCCCGCAAGGTGGACAGTTGTAGGTGGCAGCGGCGCTTTAAACAACCAATTGGTTACAAGTTTTGCCTATACACCAAGCAGAACAAACGTAAATTTATTATGTTCACTTTCACAATATGGTTATGGTGGTAGTTATTTGTATTGGGCCAGTTGGAATGGCGGTGGGCCTGGGCCTTCTGGTCCATATTATTCAAATTGTTATTTAAGAATTTATTTTCAAAACCCAAACATAACCAAAGAATTATTAAGTTGCACCGGCGGAACCAATACGCAAAATACAAGAATAATTCCAATAACAGACACGGCAGCCGGAAATGTATATATTTATTTTTATTGGTATAACGACCCAGGGGCCGGATACGTTGCAATGTTTACCGGTAATTTAATTTTTAACTTTGTTGAATTAAATTAATGGCACTTACAAAACAACAAGTTGCGGTTAACTTTCAAAAAGGATTGGATACCAAAACTGATCCCTGGCAAGTGCCTATTGGTAATTTCTTAAGTCTGGAAAATTCTATTTTTACCAAACAAGGGCTTTTACAAAAAAGATATGGTTTTCAATTAATAGGTACATTTTCAGATTTATCTATTAACACCATTGATACTTTTAATGGTGAATTGACCGCTATTGGCAATAATTTATATGCTTACAACAATTCTTTAAATGAGTTTGTTGATAAAGGCATATTTTATCCCGCTGGATTTACAAAATTGCCCGTAATAAACAACGGCTTTAATCATTTGCAATGTGATTCTGCTACATCTCCCAATAAGCTAGTATGTATTGCTTACACAAGAGACACGACAGATCCTTACACAAAATATTGGTTTACAATTATTGATGAAATTACCGGTCAAAACATTGTAGAACCTACTACATTACCCGTAATTGCCGGAACGGTTAGCGGCCCGCCAAGGGTTTTTGTTTTAAATAATAATTTTGTAATTATTTACCCCGTAACTTCCGGCACAACTTCTCTTCAGTTTATTTCCATTGGATGCAATACTTTAACTGCTCAGTTGCCTCAAACTGTAGCTTCTTCCTATTCTCCAAATCCAGGCGGAACGGTGGGTATTAACTGGGATGCTGTAACTGTAAATAATAAAATTATTGTTGGTTATAACGTAGCCGGATCTGGATTTTATTGTAATTTAATTAACCCCGACTTGACTGTGCCGGTAGCAACTCAAATTGATGCCTCACATCAAGCCACTTGTGTAGGAGCTGGAACCGATGGAACAAATGCATATTTTGCTTATTGGTCTACTACTACTGGGGCTGGGTATGTTGTTGGAGTCTCGGGCGTAAGCGGAAATGCTGCTAGAACTTTCAGCCCTACTTCTTTTGTGGGGGCCGCATCGCCCTTATTAGTAATATCTAACATTACTTTGTCGGTAATATCCTCGACGATATACATTACTTACGAGTGGCAAGGTTCATATACTTATTTTCCAGCAACAACCGCCACAGTTCCCAACAATCAAATTTACATTGTAACTTGCTCTACTGCTGGGGTTATTGGACCCGCTCCCACAGCTGCAACGGTAAAAGGTGCTGGACTTGCTTCTAAATCTTTTATTATTGGCGGCTCAATGTATTTTGCCGTTGCTTATTCTGTAGGAAATGGAAGCACATCAACTCCGGTAAATACTTATCAAGGTTGCTATTTTGTAATTCAGGGGAACGGGCTAAGAGCCGGTGCCATTGTTTCTCAATTTGCCTATCAAAATGGTAACGGTTATTTACTAAACGGATTACCCTCTGCGACTGTACAGCAATTTACTGGTACCACTTTAAGCGGAAGCAATGTGGTGAATGGCATTATAGACACCTCAAATTTAGTTGTTGGACAAAAAATAATTAGCTCATCCTTTCCTTTAAACAATACCTACATAAAAAGCGTTGATTCTATTTCTCAAATTACACTTACAAGAAGTGCCACAGTTAGCGGAAGCGCAGTTTTAGCAAGCGGCATTGTAGAATTTGGATACTTAAACAGAAGCGTTACTAGACCTTTGGCTCAACAAACAGAAACAATTTCAACTCCTGCAAGTTATTCTCAAGCTGGTATTAATTTGGCTAATTTGGAGCTTTATAAAGACCATACTCAAACCGCAGAAATAGGTAGAAATTTAAACTTAGCCGCAGGATTTTTGTGGGGATATGACGGATTTCAAGTTACAGAAAATGGGTTTTTTATATATCCGGACTCTGTTTATGCTTCAGCTGTTACAAATACTACCGGAAGCATGGGCACGGGAACTTATTATTATAGAATTTGTTACGAATGGACTGACAACCAAGGAAATCTTTTTAGAAGTTCACCAAGCGTTCCGATAAGTTTTAAAATTAATTCGGGAAGTATTTTTACTGGCGATACTCATACGGGCACAAAAGTAATTGACAACATTGCTAGCACTTTAAATTTACAGGTTGGACAAATTGTTACAAACGGTTCAACCATTCCGGTTGGCGCATACATAACAGAAATTACAAGTTCTACTGCAATTAAAATAAGCGTAAATTGCACAGGTAATGCAACCGCTAGCACTATTACGGCAAATCAAATTTCTGCATTAAACATTAATGTTCCAACTTTAAGGCTTTCTTATAAGGCTAATGTAAATATTGTTGTTTATAGATATAGCGCAGCTTTTCCAGTTTATTACCAAGTAAGTTCTGTAACTTCGCCCACAATAAATGATCCAACAGTTGATTATTTAACAATCACTGATAGTTCTTCTGATTTGCAAATTGCCGGAAACACTATTCTTTATACTACCGGCGGAGTCATTGAAAATATTGCAACTCCCTCATGTAACGCATTAACTGTTTTTGATAACAGGCTTTGGCTTGCTGACTCTGAAAACGGCAATCTTCTTTGGTATTCAAAACAAGTTATTGAAAGCACTCCCGTTGAAATGTCGGATCTCTTAACCTTTTATGTATCTCCTACTCAAAGCTTGCAAGGTTCTACAGGCCCTATCACTGCTCTTTTTGTAATGGACGATAAGCTAGTTATATTTAAAAAGGATGCAATTTATTACATAAACGGAAATGGGCCTGATGATACTGGGGCAAATTCTCAATATTCTGAGCCTGTTTATATTACTGGCACTATTGGTAGCATTAATCCCAATTCCTTAGCTATTATTCCTCAAGGCGTTGTGTCTCAGGGAAATAAAGGTATTTGGTTATTAGGAAGAGATTTATCAACATCTTATATTGGTGCTCCAGTTGAAGAATACACTAAAAACTCTTTAGTTTTATCGGCTCAGGTAATTCCAGGAACTAATCAAGTTAGATTTGTAATGGATAGCGGAATAACTCTCATGTACGACTATTTTTATGGTCAGTGGGGAACTTTTACAGGAATTAATAATCTTCACACTACCGTTTATCAGGATTTACATACTTTTATTGATCAGTACGGTCGAGTATGTCAGGAAAATATTGGAAGCTATCTAGACATTACAAATCCTGTACTCATGAAATTTACAACAAACTGGTATGCGCTTGGGGGATTACAGGGCTATCAAAGAACCTATTTTTTCTTCCTTCTTGGTAAATATCAAAGCCCTCATAAATTAAACGTGCAAGTAGCCTATGATTTTAATCCAAATGACACTCAAACGACTTTAATTACCCCTGACAATTATTCAGCAGTTTTTGGCTCCGATCCAGTTTATGGCTCAAGCTTTGTTTGGGGCGGACCTTCTCAAGTAGAAAAATGGCGCATCATGCTACAAAAGCAAAAGTGTGATTCATTACAATTTAGCGTATCCGAAATTTATGATCCGTCCTATGGTGTTACCGCAGGGGCCGGGCTTACTTTGTCCGGAATGAACATTATTATAGGGATCAAAAAAGGTTACGGACCGATTAGTCAATTTAACACTGCGGGATAAAATGAATATTAGGTTGTTAAATAAAAAAACAGAGCTTGATAAAATTAGAGAATGGATTCCATTTACTGTTTTTGAAAATGATTTTCCAGGTCATACTTTTTGCGTTGTTGACGGTGATGAAATTATAAGCGTTGGCTCTATTAGACTTATGGAGGGCGATATTTGTTACATGGATTCTATAGCAACAAATCCAAGTTTCAGTAGAGAGAAAAGAAATGAAGCATTAAATATTTTATCTAAAAAACTTTTTGAATGCGCCAAAAGTCTTGGATTCAAAAGAATGTTTGGCTCAACTAGAGATGAAAGTTTAAAAAAACGAGCAGAAGAGCTAGGTTTTAGGGAAGCAAAACAAACTTTGTATATAAGGGAGCTTTAAAATGGGTGGATTTGGAGCATTATTTTCAGGTGATATGGGAGCTGGCTTTAGAGCTCAACAAGGAGCAACCCCAGAACAGGCACAACAACTTTATGAACAGCAACAGCAAAGACTTGCTCAACAGCAAGCTTTTACACAAGCCTTACAAGCACAATCTCCTCAAGCTATTGCGGCTCAGCAAAATCTGCTGACCCAATTAGGCCAGCAAGCTCAAGGAATGGGTCCTAGCGTTGCTCAAAATCAATTAGCTCAAGCTACAGGTCAAAATGTTGCTAATACAGCCGCTTTAATGGCCTCAAAAAGAGGTGCAAGTGCAAATGCAGGTCTTGTGGGTAGACAAGCCGCCTTAGCTGGAATGGGAGCTCAACAGCAAGCAGCTGGTCAAGCTGCTACATTAAGGGCACAAGAACAACTAGCAAATCAGGCTCAATTAGCTGGCTTAACCGGTCAACAACTTGGACAAATTCAAAGTGCTCAGCAATTAGGAATAGGCGGAGTGCAGGGCGCTCAAACTAACGTACAAAATGCATTGGCAAGACAAAATGAAGTTAATGCTCAAATTGCTGCTGGCAATCAAAAGTTTCAAGCGCAATTGACCGGCGGCGTAATGGCTGGATTGGCTGGGGTGCCAATGGCAGATGGTGGATTAGTACAACCCAATGTGGACGATGGTCATCATTATTGGGACCATGTAAAAAAGGGTATTCAGGGTTCTTTTGAGCAAGACCCCGCTTTTAAGGGTGGTTTTGGAGCGGGTCAGGCTTTAGCAAAAGGAATAGGTGGTTTATTTGGCGGACCATCCGTTGAAGGACAAACGCAGGGTGGTTATGCAGGTGCAAATTTAGGGACTGACACTTCAATGCCAACGGCAATGAATCCAATGGCAACATCAGAAAGTATTGGTGCTTACAAAATTCCTTTTTCGCATGGCGGGGAAGTTCCTGCAATGTTGTCTCCCGGAGAAAAATATTTACCACCTCGTGAAGTTGAAGAAGTGGCCAAGGGAAAAAAGCCGGTCGATAAGGCTGGCAAAATGATTCCCGGCAGAGCTAAAGTTGATGGCGACTCTTTAAAAAATGATACGGTTCACGCAAGGCTTGAAGAGGGCGGAATAGTAATACCTAGAAGCGTAATGCAGTCTAAAAATCCAAGTGAACAGGCTAGAAAGTTTGTAGACGCTGTTCTTGCAAGACAGGCAATGAAAAGGAAATAAACATGGAAGGCTTATATAAAGGTTTTAAAAAAATATCCGAAGATGAAAATAAGGCTTTATTAAAGCACGACAACGGTCACGAATTACGAATAGCTAAATCCGGTTTAAGTAAAAAGCATTTAAAAGCATTACAAAAATTGCCTTTATATCAAGCTGAAGGAACTCAAGAGCCTGAAAAGGATAGACAACTGGCTTCTGACATTGGAATGGTTGCGCAACCTGTAATGGAAGAAACCCAAATGCCTTCAGAAGAAGCTAAGGCTGCTTTGGCTCCGCCGGTAGATCCTACCGAGGGACTAGAGCCTTTGCCACAAGAAGAGCCTCAAAGACAGCCCACAGAACAAGCAGTGCCATTAGAGCAAGCGCCGACTCCGATTGCTGCGCCTAAAAAACCAATGACTCCACAAGAGGTAATGGCAAGCCACACCGCTAAAGCAAGTGATAAGTTATTAGCTGCAAGCAACTTGTTTCAAACTATTCAAGGCAGAATGAAAGAAGCCGATGAGAGATTTCAAACTGAAATGTCAAAAGCTCCTCAAGCCATTCCAAAAATGTTAAGCGGCCAAGGGTTTTTAGGTGGATTAGCTAGAGTTTTAGGGCTTGTTATTGGTGGTGGTGCTCAAGGGGTTTTGGGATTAAGAGAAAATCCAGCCGTTACCATGTTTAATGACCAAATTAATAAAGAAATTGAAGCTCAAAGACACGAAGAGGCTAAGAAATTTAATCTTTATAAAATGCATATGTCTAGACTTGGTGATGAGGCTCAAGCGGCTTTACAGACTGGAGTTAATTTAAGGCAAATTGCAGATCAACAATTTAACGAAATGATGGGCAAGACTGGCATAGGACCAATGGCCCAACAAAATTTACAAGTTTTAAAAGCTCAAAATTTATTAGCTTTAGAGCAAACAAGATCTGCTTTAGCTAACACTCAAATGCAAAGACAGACACGGCAATCAATGATGTCAGGACAACCCATGGAACAATTAGATCCCGCTGTTCTTGTGCCTTACGGAGTTCCAAAAGAACATCAAGAAGCTGTTTATAAAGAAATTGAAAGAGCACAAGACACTCGAAGAATGGGAGAATCTATTTTAAAAGCTTTTGATGATGCCGCAAAAGAAAACACCGTTTTAAAAACAGGGGCTGGGCTTTTAAGGACTCCTCCTAGTGTATTGACTTTGCATCAATCCATGCAGCCCACTTTTAAAGATTTAGAAGGTACTGTTAGACAAGCCGCAATGGACAACACTTTTAAAAACATTACTCCTTCGCCTGGGGATTTTGGAAATACCATTGCAATTAAAAGACAAGCATTGGTTGATTATTTAAAATCAAAAGCTTCTGCTCCAAGATCACGATCTTATGGTATTGATTTAGATAAATTTCAAAGCACTGCGCCTCAAGCGGAAATAAAAACCATGAACGGCGTAAAATATCAAAAAGTTCAAGGTGGCTGGAAAAGAGTTCAATAATGGATGAGTTTATTTCAGATAACCAATTTGTATCTGATGAGGAACGGCAACCCAGCTCTGAACCATTAGCCGCTCCAACTTCTCCCGATTTTATTCCTGAAAACAAATTTGTTTCTGATGAAGATAAATTTGGAACCGCAGGTCAAACTTCTTTAGGTGTTTTAGAGGCTTTGGGCAGAGGTGCGGCAGGTGGTTTGTTTACGGGTGCCGAAATTGGATTGGGTGCGGAACCCAAAAACATTGCGGGAAGGCAAGAGCAATTAGGAACTGCTGGGGATATAGCTTTACAGACCTTAGGCTTTGTTGCTCCCGCCATGTTGACTAGCGGTGTTTCAGCTCTATCAAAAGCCGGAAAAGTTCCCGAAGCCGTTTCCTCAATAATGAATTTGGCAAATAAGTTTACCTTAGGAAAACAAATAGGCGCTGTTAGCGCATTAGCGACGGCCGGAATAGAAGGTAAAGTAGCTAGGCTAGCTGCAAAATACGGTATTGAAGGCGCTTTATTATCCGTATCTGATGATGTTTCTCAAAAATTAATATCTGACAAACCCGAAGACGCATCAAAAGTTGCTAAAGATGTGATATCTCATTCTTTGTTAAGCGGTATTGTTGGAGCGGGTCTTGGTGCCGCCGTGGGAAAGATAAGCCCTTTATGGTCTGCCAAAGAAGGTGCAGTTGCTCAAGAGGCTTTAGAAAAGGCTCAAAATGATGCCGCTGGAGCTACGGCTGGACCCATACCCGCCGAATCTATGCCGGTTTCTGCAAAGCCCCCTACAAGCGTTTCAGAAATACAGGAGGCCGTTTCTAAAGCTGCGCTTCCTACTGAAGCCGTTGAGCTTCCACAAAAACAGGCTTTAATGGATGCAGAGAAAAGACTTGCTGAAAAAAGCAAATATCCTGCTCATGAACTACAAACCCAATCGTTAGAACAAAAAAATATTCGTGATCAATACGGAATATTTAAGGAAAGCGGAACCAAGGAAGCACAGTCTTTAATAAATTATGAGGCATTGCAAAAAAGAGAAGCCGTAGAAGGGGTTAAAAAAACCGTTGAGGCTATTTCTCCAAATCCTACTTCCGATGCAACAAAAGGCGGAAGAAAAGCTATAGAACTATTAAGAGATTCATATACAAAAGCAAAAGACGGTTTAGAAGGATTTTTTCAACAATTTGATGATGTGGCCACAAATCCCGTTAGATATGCCGGGGAAGTGACCGGTATATTAGAAAAAGCCATTCCCGGAATTGAAGATCATCTTAATTTTAATGGTATAGATGGAAAGGTTGCTTTGGACTCTTGGCGCTCTACTATGCCGTTTACCAAAGAAACTCATGAAGCTGCACAGCAAGTACTAAACGCAATCAATGAAGAAAATTTAACTTTAGGAAAAATAAGAAACGCTCGTGGAAATTTGGATCAGTACATTAATTACATTACTGGAAGCGCTAAAACTAACGCCGAAGTTTCAAGACTAAAATCTTCTTTAATGTCATTTATAGAAAATGAAGCTCAAAAAATAGCCCCAGAATTGCCGGTAAGAGATAGTTTTAAAGCTTACGCAATTAATGAGCAAAACAGAGAAACTTTAGAAAGAATATTGGGAGGCAAGCTTTTTGGAGAAGGTGTTTTAGGGAGAGAAATTGTAGCAGAAGACGCCTTAAAAAAAATATTTGCCACAAGTGTCACAACGCAAGCCGCCAAAGACATTTCCGGGGAAAAGCAATTTAACTCAATTTTGGCTGATTATTTATCGCAAGCAATAGAGTCAGTAACGGATAGGGAAAGAAATGGATTTTCTTCTAATAAATTTGCAACTTTCTTAAAAAACAAGGGTCCCGAACTAGAAACTGCATTGGCCAATAAAGCTCCACTTCTTCAGGAAATAAGAGATTGGACTACTAAAATGCGCATTTTGCCTGATGCGCCCTCGGTAAACCCTTCTGGTACGGCCAAAACTTTAATGGGATTAATGAAGGACGTTCTTAAATTTAAAAACATAGCTTCCCCAAGCGGTATCGGGGCTCACATCGGGGAATACGCAAAAGAAAAATATCAAGAAAAACAAGCTATAAACTTTTTAAACGATGTTCTTTCAAAAAAGACCGGTGAGGCAAAGACCGGGGCCGCTGCTTTGGTTAAATTTTTAGACAGAGAAATTCCCGCCAATGCTGCCGGATTTAAAGCTTTAAAAGATTACTACGAATCTGCTGCCAAAGGTTCTTTATTAATTGAAAAAGCTGTTCATGGAATTTTTGATAAACAAAAATTTCCCAATATTTCTGAGCCAGATCAAAAAAGATTAGATAAATTGGACACCAGGCTTCAAGATATTAGTCGCAATCCTAATGAGATTTTAAATATAGGCGGTGACTTGGCTCATTATGCGCCTGAGCAGGTAATGGCCTTAACCGCTGCAACTTCGCAAGTGGCTAACTATTTAAACAATGTGCGGCCGCAGCCTAAAATAAATGGAATTTTAGATAGACCTATACCCGTTTCTACGGCTCAGCAAAATCAATACAATAGAACTCTTAAAATTGCTGAAAACCCTTTAATGGTTTTAAAGCACATAAATGACGGAACTCTTCATTCTAAAGACATGAAAGACTTTCAGGGAATGTATCCTGATATGTATAGCAACCTAGTTACTAAAATTACTCAAAGAATGATGGACCATACTTACGCAGAAAGAAACATTCCTTATAAAACTAGAAAAGCCTTGTCCATTTTTACTGCATCCCCTCTTGATTCAAGTTTTAGGCCTCAAGCAATTCAAGCGGCTCAAGCCACTTATCAGCCTCAGCAACAACCACAATCTGCGTTGCCACAAATGGCTAAAAAAAGCTCAAGAAAATCTCAGTTGCCAAGTCTTACAGAAACAGATCAACAAAGACGAATGCTTAAGCAGTAGTTTGGCAAGGTTAAACAATATTGTAGTTAGTTGCCCCAACCAGGGCTTAACCTCACAAAGGACGTTAAAATGTCATCAAGACCGTTATTAAAACCACAAAAAGTCGTGGTCGATCAGGCTGCTAATGCTGATTTTGTTAGCCCTGTAACAACCATCAACATGATTTCAATAGTTTCCTACAACGTAAGTTGGGGAGCTGGGGTCACTGGCACTTTTAGCGTCGAGGGATGTAACGATTACGTTAATCCCGTAGGGATTCAAAACAGTCAAGTAGCAAGCGGATCGTGGGTAGCATTACCACTTTCTTCGCCAACATCAGCCACAGGCCCAGCCGGATATGGGTTTTTAAATGTTTCAGCAATAGGCTGCGCATATATACGGTTAAGATTCACCGATACATCGGGTGGAACCAATACCGGAAAGGTAAACGCAACGGTAAGCGGCAAGGTGGCTTAAAATGAATTTTTATTCAACGAGTGTTATCCCTACAGGGATACAGATATTACCTAGTGCAGTTGATTTTCCATCAGTAGGGCTTGACGGTCAGCAGTTAGTTGCTGCCGATACAAATACAATTTACATATACGACACTACGGTGCCGGCAGGATGGAAGCCGGTAGCAAATCCAGGGGCCGCAATTGCGATTGATGCCTTAACTGGGGATGTAACAGCCACGGGGCCGGGCGTAGTTGCTGCAACGGTTGCAAAGATTGCTGGAAATACAGTTTCAGGCACAACCGGAAGTACAAACGTAGTTTTTAGTAATAGTCCGACTTTGAGCGGAACAATTAAGCTTAGCGGATTTACTGGAAGCCAAATTTTAGCTTTGGATGCAAGTAGCAATATTCAAAGTCTAACAACTGCTACTTATCCAAGTTTAACAGAATTAAGCTACGTAAAAGGCGTTACAAGCTCGATACAGACGCAGTTAAATAACAAACAGCCTTTTGCACAAGTAACAAGAATTACAAAATCGGCTAACTATAACGTAACTTCAAGTGATGATTACATCGGATGCAGTACAGTTAGCGCAAGCTTTACACTTACACTGCCCGCCGCAAGTAGCGTTGCCAATGGAAAGAAGATTATTATTAAAGACGAGGGTGGAGCCGCTACGGCAAAACCTTTATCAATTTCTCCCAATGGCACAGATAAAATTGACGGATTAAATGCGGCGCAGTCGCTAAATGTCAATTATGAGTCCATTACAATTGTCTGCAATGGTGTAGACAGTTGGTTCATCATCTAACAGGGGGAAATCATGTCGTACATTAAAAGTACAGATAACTTAGTCGAAGGGCTGAGTAATCTGTTTTTCAGCAATAGTCGTGCAAAATCGGCTGTTCAGTCAGATCTTGACTCTTTGAGTTCAAGAATCACATCCGAAGTATCTCGTGCGCAAGGTGCCGAGTCTACTCTAAGCGGAAGACTTGATACTGTTGAGGGCACAGGAACTGGAAGTATCAAAAAAGCTCTCCAGGACGCCAAAGATTACGCTGATTCTGCTGTCAGCGTTGAAGTTAGTGCCAGGCAAGGAGCAGTAAGCGCCGAGCAATCTCGTGCACAAAGTGCCGAAAGTGCATTGGGTGGACGATTAACGGTAATCGAAGGATCGGGAACAGGATCTATCGCAAAATCTTTGGTAGACGCCAAAGCTTACGCTGATCAAAAAGTTGCTGATCTTATTAACGGCGCTCCTGCAATGCTCGATACTTTGAAAGAGATTGCAGACCAGTTAGCTAACGACGAATCTGCCGTTACTGCCCTAACCAATACCGTTGCTGCAAATCTTCAAACAGCTAAAAACTACGCTGATGCCGCAGTTTTAGTCGAAACACAAGCTCGACAAACTGCTGTAAGTGGCGAAGCCTCTGCTCGTCAATCTGCCGATAGCGCACTATCGGGAAGATTAGATGTGCTCGAAGGTGCCGATTCTGTTTCTGGATCGGTCGCCAAATCACTTAAAGACGCAAAAGCCTATGCAGATCAAAAAGTATCTGATGAAGCTACTGCTCGTGCTTCTGCTGTTAGTGCTGAACAATCTCGTGCCCAAGGAATTGAAGCCGGTCTTCGCACCGACTTAACTTCCGAAATTTCTAGAGCACAAGGTGTTGAAGGCGGTTTAAGAACTGACCT